GCACAAGCAACTTCAGCAGTTCTAACAAAGACTAACCTTCGCGAGACATATCAGACTCTCGATGGCGAAGCTTATAAGACAACAAACATCGAAGGCACTTTTGCTCTTTCAATGCTTGCTGACTGGGGTAAGGCTAACTCAGTATGCGAAGCACTATGGACTGCTGCTGAATCAGCACCAGACACAGACATCACCGTTACACTAACAGCAGCTACAGGCGCTCAATTCGTGTTCCCAATCATGCCAGAATTTCCTACAGCAGGTGGCGCTGGAACAGATGCTCAGACAGTAGACTTTACTTTCAAAGTATCAAAGGGCGCAGTAACAGAAACCTTCAGCTAAACAATAGAAACGGGAGCAAGCAATGCAACAGCAAATAACAATTAAATATGTAGACGGAACCGAAACCACTTACCTGGTTCGCCCACCTGATTACGCCAAGTGGGAGATGACAACTAAAAAGGTTATTTCCCAATTTGGTGGAATGTGGGACATCCTTTATGTAACGCATTCAGCAATGAAACGCGAAGCAGGCGGCCAGCCAACTAAGGCACTCGATGTCTGGATGGAATCAGTCGTGGATGTCGAAGTAGGTGAAGGAAACCCAAAAGTCATCCAAGAGGGAGCGTAAGCCGACTCTTAATTGAACTGGCAATAGCAACACAGATCCCGATGGATAAGTGGCAAAGTGCCGAGGATATTCTTACAGCAATAGAAGTACTAGAGGAGCGCAATCGTGGCAAGTGAGCTAGTAGCACTAGACCAGACTGAACTTCGTCAAGTCTTTAAGGCTTTAAAGAATATGGGTGAAGAAGCAAACGATGAGGCCAAGCGCCAATCAGGCGCTCTGGCTGAATTCGCCCGGGCTGAAGTTATTCAAACTGCAAGCAGGGGTAATAACACTAAAGTCTCAGGCCGTATTGCTCAGGGTTCTCGGGTTAAGAAGTCAAGCCGTATAGGTGAGATTACTTATGGATTCGCTTCTCAGAAGTTCTCAGGTGGAGCAACCACTAGAGATATTTGGGGCGGTACAGAATTTGGTTCTAATAAGTATAAGCAGTTCCCTGTTTGGTCAGGCCGCGAAGGTCGAGGCTCTAAGGGCTGGTTTATTTATCCAACTTTGAGAAAGATCCAACCTCAGATCGTGGCTAGATGGACTGAATCGTTTTCTAAGATTTTGAAGGAGTGGGGCTAATGGCAACAGGTACAAGGGCGTTAACGCTCAAGCTTCTTGCTGACGTCGATAACTTTACTAAGAATCTTAATAAGGCCGACAAGGATGTTATGTCCTTTGGCGATAAGGTTTCAGATTTTGGAAAGAAGGCTGGATTAGCCTTTGCAGCCGCAGGCGCAGCAGCAGTTGCTTATGCTGGCAAGTTAGCCATCGATGGAGTTAAGTCTGCCATTGAGGATGAAGCAGCCCAAGCCAAGTTAGCCAATACTTTAAGAAACGTTACTCAGGCTACCGATGCCCAGATTAAAAGCACCGAAGAATTTATTCTGCAAACTTCTCTAGCTACTGGCGTTGCCGATGATGAGTTACGCCCATCGCTTGATCGTTTAACTCGAGCAACTAAAGATGTGGATAAGGCGCAGAAGTTACAGGCCCTAGCCCTTGATATATCGGCTGGTAGTGGTAAGTCTCTACAGGCGGTCACAGAAGCCCTCTCAAAGGCTCAGGAAGGCAATCTGGCAGGGCTTAGCCGCTTAGGCGTTGGAATTGATAAGGCTGAATTAAAAACCCTTTCATTTGATCAGATCACAGCCAAACTTGCTGGGACTTTTGAAAACCAAGCATCAAAGCAGGCAGATACATTCCAAGGAAAATTAAGCCGTTTGCAAGTGGCATTCGATGAAGGTAAAGAAACCGTAGGCTCTTACATCCTAACTGCCATAACTCCTATGGTCGAAGTAATCGTAAGTAGAGTTATTCCAGCCATTGCAGACTTTACAAATAACCTAGGCGAGAAGTTGCGCCCAGTAATTGAATTCCTAACCCCTATCACAAACGGACTTCGCAGCGCTTTTAACTCAGTTAAGAATTCGCTAAGCGACAACAGCGAACAACTCAAGCCGCTTCTTACTTTATTCAAAGCAGTTGCAGAATTTGCCAGAGACGTATTAGCGCCAGTTTTGAGCAAGACTTTAGGCGGAGCATTGAGCATAATCGGTAAGGCAATCTCTGGACTTATTGATGGCCTTGCCAGCGTAGTGACATTCTTTAATAATCTCTACAATGCGATTAAGCGAGTAATCGATCTATCTAAGCAACTGGCTGGCAATTTGAATCCGTTTAGCAATTCGTCATTCTCTGGAGCATCTTCTCCATCAGCGCCTACCACCCCGGTTACTCCTTCTGGTATTCCAAGTTACCTAAACGTCAGACCAGTATCTACGACCAACATTACGGTTAATGGCGCGATCGATAGCGAATCCGCAGCCCGTCAGATCGTCAGCATTCTAAATGATTCTAACGCTCGAGGAACCTTGGGCAGCGCGGCCTTCGTTTAATGACTGCATATACTCCGACCTATAAGGTTCTAGTTAATAGCGTTGAGATAACAGATGTAACTATCGCTAACCTAGTAATTACTTCTGGGCGTACAGATATTAACGTTCAGCCAGTTGCGGGTTATTGTCAGTTACAGTTGATGAACCTTAATAACTCAAGTTATGACTTTACCGTTGGAACTGGCATCACAGTTGAGGTAACTAATTCAGTTGGGACTTATATACCTATCTTTGGCGGGTTTATCTCTGATTTTACTATTGCAGTTAATCAGGCGGGGGACTTGGGTTATACAACTATTGCAACTATTACAGCCCTTGGAGCATTATCTAAACTTCCTCGAATCATCGATGCTGGAGTCTTATCTGCAGACTTTGACGGAGATCAGATTTACACGCTTCTTTCGGGCTACCTATTAGGGCAATGGAATGAAGTGCCAGCGGCTCAGACTTGGGCTAATTATGACCCTACCGAGACTTGGTTAAATGCAGTTAATATCGGCCTAGGTGAAATTGACCAACCAGGCGATTATGAACTCATAGCCCGGTCATCTTCTAACACAGATCTTTACTCATTATGTACCGCTATTGCTAATTCAGCCTTTGCGGTTCTATACGAGGATGCAAACGGCAATATCGGGTATGCAGATCAAACTCACCGCCAAGATTATTTAGCTGCTAACGGATACACCACGCTTGATGCTAACCACGCTAATGGCGTAGGTTTGGCAGCCACTACTCGCGCTGGAGATATTCGCAATAGTTTTACTATCGTTTCTGGCACTAACGGCAATCATACTTATACCGCTACCGATACAGAGAGCGAAACTCTTTTTGGAGTTTATGCTGAGCAATACACATCTAGAATTAAAAACAATTCCGATGCCGTACTTTTGGCCGATCGTTATATCGATCTTCGCGCCTTCCCTTATCCCAAGTTTCAAAGCATCACTTTTGAACTTGGAAATCCTGAGATCGATAATGCTGATAGAGATGCCTTAATTAACATCTTCTTAGGTCAGCCAGTTTGGATCCAGAATCTACCGCCAAACATCACGGGCGGATCTTTCCAGGGTTACATTGAGGGCTGGACATTCAGAGCCTCGCTCAACAATTTGACCGTAACATTCAACGCATCTCCTGTGAACTTCTCACAAGTTGCGGTAAAATGGGAACAGGTCAATGCAGCGGAAACTTGGAACACACTTAACACGAGCCTAACCTGGCTAAATGCGATAGGAGCAGTAGCGTAATGGCAACAACAACTACCAACTTTGGGTGGGATATCCCTCAGTCCACAGACCTAGTAAAGGATGGCGCTACCGCTATTGCTGCACTTGGCCAAGATATAGATACCGCAATGGTGGATCTTAAAGGCGGCACAACTGGTCAAGTACTAGCTAAGGCATCAGGCACAGACCTTGATTTCTCCTGGGTTGCTGTTGATCCGCTAATTATCCTTGATGCTAAAGGTGATCTAATTACTGCAACAGCAGCAGACACTCCAGCACGTTTAGCGGTTGGAACAAATGGCCAGGTATTGACTGCCGATTCAACTGCTGCGACCGGGTTGGCTTGGGCAACGGCTGCTAGTGGCGCTTTCACATTCGCGGCTTGGACTCCAACCTACACAAACATAACAGTTGGGAATGGCACAGTTACCGCACGTTATGGACAAAGCGGCAAATTCGTTTTTGCATATTACAAATTGGTTTTTGGTTCAACAACAAGCATTACTGCAACTCAGCCAAGAATTACCTTGCCAGTTACGGCAGCAAATACAAATGCAATAGGATCTGCTTATGTATTAGATGCCGCTACTAATGAATACATATGTCAAGCAAAACAGGATACGACAACTAATGTTGCAATTCTTTCACCGCAAAGCGGATCAAATGCAGCATCATCAATTAGCTCAACATTCCCAATTACTTTTACAACAAATGATGAAATCCGATTTGTTCTAGTATATGAGGCGGCATAACATGACTACTAAAGCGCAACTAATAGCACAATGCAAAGCAGAAAATTCAACAATGGTGCAAACCGTTAATGGCGAAGAAATTGAATTGACCGGGGCTGAATACAATGCGGCTTGCGAAGCCTGGGCAGAAATGCAACTTGCACAACAGGCAAACCAAGCAGAATTAGAAGCAAAAGCATCCGAGAAGACCGCTTTACTTGCTCGCTTAGGCATTACTGCCGATGAAGCGGCTCTTTTACTTGGATGAAACCAACACTATCTAAAGCTGCTCAACAGTTAAGGGAACAGTTTGATGACACCTTCCCAGATCGTGATAGGCGTTCCGATGGATGGATCGGCGATCTCCGTCATTCAGCGCGCCCTAGCGATCACAACCCTGATCCAAAGACTGGGACTGTTAGAGCAATCGATGTTGATCGAGATGTCCATAAGAGCGGCAAGCCCGATCTCATGCCCGATATTGCAGATCAGATTCGACTCCTTGCAAAGTCTGGAGAGAAGCGCATCTCTTATGTCATATTCAATGGCCGAATCGCATCATCTCGCTTGGGCTGGCGCTGGAGAAAATATAAGGGAAGCAATCCGCACAACCATCATTGCCATATCTCTTTCACTAACAAAGGTGATCAAGATGGCTCGTTCTTTAAGATCCCATTATTAGGAGAAACCAAATGAATATGAAGCACCCAGCAATAATTTCAATCGGCGCATTCTTAGCTGTATGGGGAACTACTTCTAACTTTGCTTTGGATTACCGGGCAATTCTCGGCTCGATTGTTGCAGGCGTATTTGGTTATGCCACACCTAAAAAATGACGGCTCAAGATTATGCTGCACTTGCAGTAGCGATCGTGACGGTTCTGGGTGGTATAACTGCCATGCTGAACTTTATGATTAAACACTATTTAGCGGAATTAAAGCCGAATAGTGGCTCATCGATGAAAGATGCCATAAATCGTTTAGAGACACGCGTCGACAAAATCTACGAAATCCTTTGCGATAAGTCACAATAATCTTATGGCTCGTAAAAAGGTTATAGACCTCGATACATATACAGCATTAGATGCCTGGGCAATAAGTCTCCAGGAAATGTATAGAGCGCTTCGCCGCGCTGGTTTTGAGATCGATATTGCCTTAGCAGTAATAGTCGAGCCATCAGCTTATCCAGATTGGATTCTCCCTAAGCCAGACCTAATCCCACACACTTGGGATGATGACGATGACGATGAGGATTAACAATGAAAAGAACTGTAATCGTTCCAGATTTACAGGTTCCATATCACGATGAAATTGCTGTCCGCAATGTTGCATCTTTTATTAAGGCATACAGGCCAGATAGCGTCATTACTCTGGGAGATGAAATCGATCTCCCGCAGATCAGTCGATGGTCAGACGGAACACCGGGCTGGTACGAGCAGACACTAGCTGATGATCGAGACCAGGCAGTAGAAGTCCTCTGGTCTTTAGTGGAGTATGCCAAGTCTGCCCATATGATAAGAAGTAATCATACGGATCGCTTATACAACGTCATTATGAAGAAGATTCCAGCGTTCCTGGCTTTGCCTGAGTTGCGCTTTGAGAAGTTTTTAAAACTCGATGAACTAGGCATTACCTACCATAAGAAGCCATACGCCTTTGCTAAAGGCTGGGTGGCGGTTCACGGTGACGAGCAGGGCATTAATCCTAATGCAGGCCTTACAGCGCTCTCAGCAGCCCGCAGGCACGGTTTAAGCGTAGTTTGCGGACATACACACAGAGCAGGTCAGTCGGCCTTTACAGAGGCTTCTGGGGGCAAAATAGGGCGTATCTTGCGTGGCGTAGAAGGTGGCCATCTTATGGATGTTCGAAAGGCTGGCTATACCAAGGGAACTATGAACTGGCAGCAAGCGTTTATTCTGGTTGAAGATAGCCAAGTAACTTTAATTAACCTTGAAAAGGATGGGACTTTCGTAGTTCATGGCCGTAGGTATGGACGATCTCGATAACGATATAAAACGAACGATTGATGATTCAGTCGATGAGGCAGAATTGTTACCGTTTCGTTATGTAAATGATCGCGGTTCTGTCTGTTAGTTATGTCATTCTTATCCCAAGAAGCCAGAGATTCTGGCAAAAGGGAGCAATATGAGTTTATTACAGTTAATCATCCTAGCTAGTTGGTTTGGGATGTTTTTTCTGGGCTACAAAATAGGCCACAGAGACGGTTACATAGTAGGGCGCAAGGCAGTTCGCAAGCATTACGAAACTGTCGAGAAGGTGCGAGTATGAAGCATGCAGAAATCCTTCAAACAGCTACAGACTTATACCAAGACCGGGGACTTAGTTACGGTCACCCGACTGACAATATGGCAAGAGCAGCAAGGCTTATCAGCGCCTATCTGGAAATGCCGATTACAGATTATCAAGTTGCGGTCGTACTCGCGCTGGTCAAGATTGCCAGAAGCATCGAGGATGCACAGAAAATTGACACCTGGGTCGATGGCGCTAGTTACCTTGCCATTGCTGGACAATTAGCGACAGAGGAGAATGAGTTATATGTTTAATTTAGAAGATTACGAGACAGTCGAAGAACGCCTAGTTAAGTTCTGGAAGGAACATCCTGATGGTCGAATATATACTGAGATCGTTGAGCATACTCTTCAGCGGTTTATCGTTAAGGCTTCTATCTATAGAACTGAAGTGGATGCACACCCTTGGACTACTGGCTTTGCTGA